ATTGCTGGGACCCTGGCACCCCGTGGCCAAAAGGCTCGGAGTGTGTCGACTCGAACTCGCGGTCCTTACTTTCGAAAACTCAAATTCTTAAGGCCCAGCCCAGAGATACGTAATGAGCAGTTCACCATGGCGCAGGAGATATATCCTAGTCCCTACAGTTCTTCTGTAGTGACAAAGGAAGTCTTCAGGCGCACGTGGACTGGCACTACTACCCCTGGTTTTGGGTCCAAGAAGGAGGGACAGCTGCCCGTAAATGGACATACTGTTTCGATTGTAAGAACCGACAGAAGCTATGGTTTTGATCTTCGCCGAACTATTGCGAGTCCTAATACGACTTACAGTAATTGGTGGGGTCCCGACCATTACTTCGGGCTCGTTTCGACTTCACAGCCTATTCTGATTACTGAAACTCAGTTTTCAGATGTTGCGAATGCCGCCATTAAGAAACTCAATGCGAACGCCAATGTTGGTGTTCAAGCGAATATGGCTCAAAACATTGCGCAGTATAGACAAACCACTAATATGATCGCCTTAGCGGCGACTCGTATTTCTGGATCTATGCTTGCACTTCGTAAGGGTCAGTTTTCGCGAGCAGCGAATATCTTAGTTGAGGGCAGACCTGCTGATAATCGAATTCGGAAGGGTGTTCCTTCACGATCGAAGTCTCTCGCCAATAATTGGCTTGAACTTCAATACGGTTGGAAACCTATCCTGTCCGATGTTCAACAGTCGATGCAGGGTTTGGCCAATTATATGGTCGGCTCTACATCTTCACAAGCTGTGAAAGGTGTTGCGAATCTGGTCAGAGAGAACTCGTTACCTATATCTGGCCCCGTAGATGGTGCGAAACCACCGGTGGGAGTAGTAAAATACTCCTCTCAGTGGACGTGCCGCTATGGGGTTGAATACAGGACAACGAATCATCAACTGTCCTATCTTTCGCAACTAGGTTTTACAAATCCCGTAAACCTCTTATGGGAGATAATTCCATATAGCTTCGTTGTCGATTGGTTTATCCCGATAGGGCCATACCTGGAGAGCATGTCTGCTCCTCATGGTTTGGAGTTCCTAAGAGGATATAAAACCCTTTTCGGACGTCGCTATATATCCGCTAGTTCCGGCTACGGGGGCAAAATGCCTGGTGCTCCTACGTCAGAGTTCAGATGTTCCGGGGAGAAATTTGAGACATCGGTTATTCTAGATCGATCCAAGCTAACTGCTTGGCCGGTCCAGTCTTTTCCGACGTTCAAGAATCCCTTCTCGACAACACATGCGCTCAACGCGATTGCACTTTTAAGGCAAGCTTTCCGTCGCCGGTGAGGTAGGCTAGCTAAACCGTTTTTACGGAGTACTTCTAAGATGAGTGCTATTGCATCCATCAAAGCGTCTTCACTCATGGGACCTGTCGTCAGAACGACGTCAGCAACCATAGGTGTTGACAAAACGTTCGACCCCGAGGGATTTATTCTTCCCGGTGTTGCACGGTGGGTAGATCGAGCGATTGATGCCACCTATAATCCTTTAGGTGTCGCCATCGCCTACCCTGCTGTCACTCTATCAGTCAGGAAACCTACCAAGGTTTCAAGGCTGTACAGAGTAACGGCGAAAGTGGCCCTCCCGACACTCGAACAGACGAGTCCGTCAACGGCGACCGGCATACAGCCGGCTCCGACATTGGCGTACACTCTGCAGTGTGTCATGGAGTTCATGTTGCCGGAGCGTTCGACCGCCTTGGAAAGAGCTAGGCTCTTTTCATACGTTCGTTCGCTTTTCGCAACGACGATCAACGCCAATGATGATGTCCCGACAGATCTGACGGGATCTCCTCTCATTGCCGCTGTGAACAGCTTTGAGGCGCCGTATTAATGGCGCTTTTAAGCACTTTCTAGCCGTAAGGCTAGGAAGAGACCTACTTAAAGAAAGGAGTTTCACCATGTCTCGGAAATACCATTGGCAGTGTGATGAAGGTTCGAACTTCGAATTTTTATTCGTTGCTCTTGCCCTCTTCATGCCGTTTCTGGCACTACTGATCATGATGCTTACTCTAATCTTTCCCTTACAATAGGGATAAGATAAGTAGGCGCTGTTCAGTCCACAATTGATGAACTCTGGAGGTCCCCATGTCTTTTGCTAAGCATGGTTCCCGCTTCTTAAAAGAAGCTCGAACCTTCCGTGTTTCACCGGAGATTTCCTCCGGTTTGGTGTCAGAGTTCCTTGAGGCTCTAGATTGTCCCCGAGCGCTGACTGTTCATTTACTCTTCAGAAATGGAGAGCATGAACAACTAGCTAACTTGGAGATTAATCCACTCGACTACTTAAAAGTAGAAGAGTTTAGAGACGCTTACGCGGCCACTAAGTTTTTGTCAAAATTCAAGGATTTAACTCTTGGATATGACTTAGACGAAGTAGCTATGGAGAAATTCAAGAAATTTGAAAATCTCTGTAAGCAAACCAATGCTCGCTTTAGAGCCCTAGAATTGGATCCTAAATATAGGGGTCCAGTCGTTCAATTGCATTCTGCAATTGCGCGAAAAATTTCTAGAATTCTTGGCGAGTTTGATCCTCTCGAATTCTTTGACTCAGCCGATTGGGGTCCTGGTGCTACGACGCTGTTAAAGGCTCGTGATGCCAGCGCTACCAACAAGTTCCAGTGCGAAACTGGGATAACACGTGACTTGTACAACTTGTTACCCTCTGAGTTGCTTCGGGAGGTTTATCCTCCCTGGCTTTCTCACATGTCTGAAACCGGTTTTCCGAATTTTCAGACTGGTAACAAGATAGTCACTGTGCCGAAAGACGCAACTGCTAATCGAGTAATAGCCATTGAGCCAGGGATCAATCTCTGGTTTCAAAAATCTATTGGCTCGATGATACAGAGGCGGCTTCTTCGGTGTGGGATCGACCTTCGAAGCCAAGCGATAAACCAAGAACTCGCAAGAATTGCATCGAAAGATGCAGTAAATGCGACTATTGATTTTAGCTCGGCAAGCGATTCTATCTCTCTGGGAGTCATCCGTGAGTTATTCTGTAATTGCTCTTATTCTGAGCGTTACGTGAATAATCTCTCGACATGGTTTTCAGTCTTAGATAGTTGTCGGTCCCATTACGGTCATCAAGACGGAACTTGGGTGAAATGGAGCAAATTCTCCAGTATGGGGAATGGCTTTACATTTCAACTCGAGTCACTTTTATTCTATGCAATTGCAAAATGTTGCATGGAATATATACAGTCTTCTTCTAACAACGCGTTAGAAGGGACTATATCAGTCTATGGGGACGATGTTATCATCCCCTGTAGCTGTCTTGAACTCTTTTCTATCATGAGTGAGTTCTACGGATTCTCTATTAATTTGAAGAAGTCGCATTTCTCTTCATTTTTTAGGGAATCTTGTGGTTCTCATTTCATGCTAGGCAGGGATACCAAGCCTTTGTTCCTCAAAGGACACCTGTCAGGTGTTCTATCCGTTTACCGGCTGGCAAATGCTATCCGACGTTTTGCGCATCGAGGCCTTGTTTCTATGGCTTGCGAAGCACGATTTCGGTTAGTATTTGACCACCTTGTGAATCTGGTACCTAAGCCCTTACGGGTGAGGATACCGGAAACACTTGGTGATGGGGGATTCATCTCAAATTGGGATGAATCTGTTCCAGTGCGCGCTAGACATTGTATCGAAGGATACTTTGTTTGGAGCGCAGTAGAGGTAGGAAAAACCTACCAATCTGAGGGAGTCGGTCTATTATTAGATCGACTTTGGTCGGTATCTCTACAAGAGAGACGGAATACTGTCTCTCTAAGAGACCGTACTAGGCTCCGCGTAAAGCGGAGTCTAGTTCAACAGTGGTACAGTCTCGGGCCATGGATTTAATTGTGGCCTTACTCCTGACAATTCTCC